CAAAGGGCGAGAGAGATGGGTAAAACCTCTGAGGCAGCAGTCTACAGAAAATATATCAACTCGATGAAAAAGAAAACTAAGAGAATGAACGAGGCAGTAAGTGCTGCACAACAGGCTGCGATTGCAATCAATATGAAAAAAAGAGGTAAGAAACCCAAGAATATAAAAGAGGAAGAGTCAGCACCAAATAACGAACAACAGTCAAGAAAGAATCAAAAGGGAAAATTAGAGCCTATTAAAGATATTCTAAAGGGAATAGCAAATAATCCAGAAAAAAGACTTAGACAACAAATGAAAGAAAAAGATGATGTAAATGAAGGAATGTATAATCATACTGACGTAGGACTCATCACAAATGCAGTGGTTGAGTTAGAAGACGGACTAAAAACTCTTAAAACAATCACATATGATTCTGTAGACCAGTTGATGCAAGGTATCGCAAAACGCAATGATATCTCACCAACTCTTTTACACAATCAATTCAAGGCAAAACATCTTACAATTCCTGATGATTGGGCAATCAGATATCGAATGAATAAGAGAAAGGGTATTGAAGAATCTAAGATGATGGGTAAGATGATGGATGCTGGTAGTCGAATGAAGCCTGCTAAGATAAAAATGAAACCAAAAGTGCAGATGGCAAAAAGAAAACTTCCTGATGAGGGGCTCGATGATGCACTTGCAAAAGTAAGAAAAAATCCTTATGGTGAAGGAGATATTGG